GCATTGCCCAGGTCGGGCAGACCTTGGTGCAGGCCGGATCTTCGCAGTGGTTGCAGGCAATCGACAGGTAATAGGCGAAGACATTCTGATGCCAGACGCCGTTATCCTCCTGCCAGTCGCCGCCCGCATATTCATAAATACGACGGAAGCTAACGTCCGGGGTCAGGTCTTTGTAATCCTTGCAGGCCAGCTCGCAGGTTTTGCACCCGGTGCAGCGGCTGGAATCAATAAAAAATCCATACTGGGTTGTCATCGGTTAATCCTTATGCCTTCTCGATCTGCACCAGGTTCGTGTGCTGCGGGTTGCCTTTCGCCAGCGGTGACGGGCGGTGCGTGGTCAGGGTATTGATGCAGGAGCCGTGATCGACACGATCGCCGTTCATGTTGGCGTCATGCCAGGCGCCCTGGCCCATCGCGCTTACGCCGGGCATGATGCGCGGGGTGACTTTCGCAGCAATGCGCACTTCGCCGCGGTCGTTGAAGACGCGCACCATATCCCCATTTTTGATACCTCGTTGCTCTGCATCCACAGGGTTAAGCCACACCTCCTGGCGACAGGCGGCCTGGAGCACATCTACGTTGCCGTAACTGGAGTGGGTACGGGCTTTAAAGTGGAAACCGAACAGTTGCAGCGGGAATTTGCTGCGCTCGGGCGCGTCCCAGCCTTCAAAGGTTGAGGTATAGACCGGCAGCGGGGTGATGGTTTCGTCTTTTTGCAGTTCCCAGGTTGCCGCAATATCCGCCAGCTTGCTGGAGTAGATCTCGATTTTGCCCGACGGGGTTTTCAGCGGATTGGCATCCGGATCGTCACGGAATTTTTTATAGGCCACAAAATGTCCATTTGGATCTTTGCGCTTATAAATACCCATTTTTTTCAGCGCGTCGTAGGACGGCAGCAGCGGATCTTTGGCGACCATTTTGGCGTACAGGTAGCGCAGCCACTGCTCCTGCGTACGGCCTTCGGTGAATTTCTGATGGATATCCGGTCCGAGGCGTTTCGCCACTTCGCTCATGATCCAGTAAATGGGCTTGCGCTCGAACTTCGGGGCGGTAACCGGCTGGAGGAAAATCAGGTATCCCATGTTGCCGGCGTAATCGTTGGGGATGATATCTTCCTGCTCGACGGTCATCAGATCCGGCAGAACAATATCGGCATACTTCGCAGACGAGGTCATGAAGTTATCAATGACGACGATCGTTTCGCACTTGCTCTCATCCTGCAAAATGTCGTGAGTTTTGTTGATATCGGAGTGCTGGTTGATGATGGTATTACCCGCGTAGTTCCAGATGAACTTGATCGGCGCATCGAGCTTATCTTTGCCGCGTACGCCGTCGCGCAGGGCGGTCATCTCCGGTCCACGCACGATGGCATCCGTCCAGCTGAAGCAGGAGATTTGCGTTTTCACCGGATTTTCCGGCAGCGGCATGCGTTCGATGGTGATGGTGTAGGTCGATTCGCGTGCGCCGCTGTTACCGCCGTTAATGCCGACGTTGCCGGTCAGGATCGGCAGCATGGCGATGGCGCGGGACGTTTGCTCCCCGTTTGCCTGACGCTGCGGGCCCCAGCCCTGGCAAATGTAGGCCGGTTTCGCCGAACCGATTTCACGGGCCAGCTTAATGATGCGATCGGCAGGGATGCCCGTTATGCGAGACGCCCACTCCGGAGTTTTCGCGGTTTTGTCATCACCCTGGCCGAGAATATAGGCTTTGTAATGACCATTAGCCGGTGCGCCTTCCGGCAGGGTTTTTTCGTCATAACCCACGCAGTATTTATCGAGGAAAGGTTGATCGACCAGATTTTCATTAATCAGCACCCACGCAATACCTGCCACCAGCGCGGCATCGGTGCCCGGACGAATCGGGATCCACTCGTCTTCACGCCCTGCGGCAGTGTCGGTATAACGCGGATCGATAACGATCATCCGCGCGTTTGACCGTTCGCGCGCCTGCTCAAGGAAGTATGTGATCCCGCCGCCGCTCATGCGCGTTTCCGCCGGATTATTGCCGAACATCACCACCAGTTTGGTGTTTTCGATATCCGATGTGCTGTTGCCGTCGTTGCTGCCGTAGGTGTAGGGCATTGCGCAGGCGATCTGCGCGGTGCTGTAGGTGCCGTAGTGGCTGAGGAAGCCGCCGTAGCAGTTCATCAGGCGCGCGACCAGCGAGGCGTAAGGGGAGGAACGGGTGATGTTGCCGCCTACAATTCCGGAGGAGTAGTTAATGTAGACCGCTTCGTTGCCGTATTTTTCGACCACGCTTTTCAGACTCGTGGCGATGGTGTCCAGCGCTTCTTCCCAGGTGATACGCTCAAACTTGCCTTCTCCGCGTTTGCCCACGCGTTTCATCGGATAGTTCAGACGGTCTGGGTGATTGATGCGACGGCGAATTGAACGGCCTCGCAGGCAGGCGCGAACCTGATGGTTGCCGTAAACATCCTCGCCGGTATTATCCGTTTCAACCCAATAGACTTCGTCATCGCGAACGTGCAGACGCAGCGCACAACGGCTACCGCAGTTTACCGAGCAGGCGCCCCAGACGACTTTGTCTTCTGCGGGCTGAATAGCGGACTGCACAGCGGCGGCGGCGCTTTTCAGACCAAAAGGTAATGCGATCCCACCGGCGGCAAGCGCCAGAGATCCTATGGCAGTAGATTTAACCAGAGTTCGACGGCTTATCCCGCCGTGATGTTCAACTTCGGACATGACTCACCCCATCATTGTTAATAATTATTTTCACCCGTGACTACAACCGGGCTAATGATGGGGGGAGTGTTACTTATTTAGAGGTATTAAATATTAATCCTCGTCAAATCAGGGGAATTGAGTGGGAAAATCATTGCGGCTCAGCGGGCGCATTCTCCTGCGTACCTGCGCCGCTCACCGGGTAGTTGCCGCTACTGGTGCGGGTATACAAAATTTTGAAAGTATCGTTGGCACAATGCCCAACGACCTGCGCATCCGGCTGATCGGCCTGATCGTTCGGGACGATGTTCAGGGTAAAGCCAGACTCCGGTACGCCGTTGTTGATAATCTTCTGCTGAATGTCGCTTTTCACGCGCTCGCAGGAATCCGGGGCCGCAAGAAGAGCGGGTGAAGCACTCATTAACAGCAGGGCGGTAATCCAGGGTAACCGTTTCATCTGTAGCTCCTTTTCACTGTGTAGACTGTAAGCATAGCAGGGCTAGGGTAAGCTTTTGTTTTTGGGTCTGTCTTTCTGAATTGTCCTGGAGCCCTGCCTGCGTCATAAAATAAATTGCGAATAATGGTGCTGATTGTCTACCAGATAAGAAGGCAGGGTGCGTTTTGATACCTCTTGCCTGACCAGTTTTCGGTCTCGTCCCCAGATATCTTCGGCGTTGGTGATAACCTTCATAATATGTTCCGGGTTATTGAATTCCGGCAGATCGTATTCGGTATGAGAAATGGTAGACATTTTTTCGGAAATTCTTTCTGGGGTCATTACCCAGGAGAAATGCCAGCCGCCATCTTTCACAATCTTATTACTGATTTTTAGCCAGTTCCATTTAAACCATGACCAGTTTTTATCTTTGCGCGCACGCTTCCAGTTTCGGAAAGATTCAGGCTCACCGTGGAAGAAATGCTTAAGGTTGTAATAGGACGTCGCGCGCGGCAAAGTACATTTTCTAGGCGTACCATCCGTGTTGTGAACCTGGAGATTAAACTGATAGTTGAATACGTTTTGATGAATAGTCGTGCAGAGCGCGCGCGGATTAATGGCCCTGACCGTGTCGGGAGAGAAGATTTCGTCAACGTCTGACACCAGAATCAGATCGTCGTCTGCCGCGTCTTTTAACCCGTTCATAATGGAGTTGCGAAGCGCTGCTTCATTTGCCCATGCATCAACCTGGTTATTATCCGCCCGGTTTAAAATAGGCTGCGCGTCAAAAGGCACGTAAATGATTTTGTCTTTGAATTTGGCAAACTTCGTAATATCGAAATGCAATTCTCGCGGTATGCCCGTAAAAGAGTGTGTTGCTTCTACAATGACAAAACGGTCAACAACATCAGCGAGAGTATGTAATCTGATGTCGAGCAACATATCTTCGTCATAGTATAAAAAACAGTCGTAAATCATGATGTTAACCCGAAAATTTAAGAATCTAATTTTATAATAGTGTGGAATCTTCCGCGCCCAAAGTAGCCACTTTGGCAGGTCTCGTCAATGCAAACGACGGATTTATACAGCGCGAAGAGTCAAATGAAGTGCTGTTATGTAAGTTGCTGTATTTGCTAATATGATTGTATCTCTCTCTGAACGGTAAATGATGTGAACAAATACGCAGCGATAACGCTACTGGCAACGGTACTGGTGGGATGCGACAACAACACCGCGCCGCTGTCATTTACGCCAGAGATGGCGAGCTTTTCGAACGAGTTTGACTTTGATCCTCTGCGCGGGCCGGTGAAGGATTTTACCCAGACGCTATTCAACGATAAGGGTGAAGTCTCTAAACGTGTGACCGGCACGATGTCAACGGAAGGGTGTTTCGATACGCTGGAACTGCACGATCTCGAAGCGAATACGGGCGTTGCGCTGGTGCTGGATGCTAACTACTACGTCGATGCGGAAACCCAGCAGCAGAAGGTAAAGTTGCAGGGGAAATGCCAGCTGGCGGAACTGCCGTCTGCCGGCCTGACGTGGGACACCGACGATAACGGGTTTGTGGTTGCAGCGCACAGTAAAGAGATGGAAGTGAAGTACCAGTATGACGCCGACGGCTACCCGCTGGGTAAAACTACGGTTTCCGGCGACCAGCGTTTATCGGTCAAGTCGGTGCCTTCGAAAGATCTGCGCAAGCGCATGGATTATACGGCGGTAAGCCTGTTGAACGATAAACCGATGGGCAATGTAAAGCAGAGCTGTGATTACGATCGCCACAACAACCCGGTGAACTGTGAGCTGGTGATAACAGATGACAGCGTCAAACCTGCCGTTGAGCGCAAGTACACCATCAAAAACAGCATTGAATATTATTGAGAATAAAACCGCGCAGGTTACTGCGCGGTAGGTTTAAGCAGGCTGGCGGAGGAGGACTTATGCCCGGCCAGATGCTGATGCTGGAAAATGCACATGCGTATGGTGTTACGGTATTCGCCGTTAATAAAGAACTCATGGATCAGTTCACCTTCCACCATAAAGCCCAGCTTACGGTAGATATGAATCGCTTTTTCGTTCTCTTTGTCGACGATAAGGTAAAGCTTGTAGAGATTCAGGACGTTAAACCCGTAATCCATCGCCAGCTTTGCCGCTCGCGACGCAAGACCTTTCCCCTGGTGCTCCGGTGAAATAATGATCTGAAATTCCGCCCGACGGTGAACGTGGTTGATCTCAACCAGTTCAACCAGCCCGGCTTTTTCACCTTCGCACTCCACCACAAACCGGCGTTCACTCTGATCGTGGATATGCTTATCGTAGAGATCGGACAGCTCGACAAACGCCTCATAAGGCTCTTCAAACCAGTAGCGCATCACGCTGGCATTGTTGTCGAGCTGGTGAACAAAGCGTAAATCTTCGCGCTCCAGCGGACGGAGCTTAACGTCACACGGCGTCGACATTACGGTGCTACCGTGCGGCCAGTGCGACGATCGAGACAGCGCAGGGTGTTAGGCTCCCAGTAAGCGTTGACGTTGGCACTTTGCTGGCATTTGTCGCGGGCATCAAACGCGACGTCTTCTTTATCCCACTCTTTCTCCACGCGCTTATTCACTTTCTGACGCAGGCTGCGGGTGTCATTCCATTGTTCTTTGTCCATGGCAGCATTCTGGCGGCTTTGCGCGCTGTCACCAGACTCAATGATGAGTTTGCTGGTTTCGGCTGATGCCGTTGCGGCGAAGGCGAACGAGGACAGTGCCAGTGCGGCTGTCAGACAAAGGCGTTTGCTTAATGTAGTCATAGCGTTTCCTTTAAACGGGTGCAGACAATCGGATTACCCCGTTGGATTCTACACCAATCCGAAAGGGTGTCATACCCGCGCGGCAGGTATGGGAACGATGTGAACATTATCGCGTATGATGTCTAAATCAATCCTCACGAAACGAGAAAAATGTTCAAAACGACGCTGCTTTTTTTCGCGACCGCGCTGTGCGAAATCATCGGATGCTTTTTGCCGTGGCTCTGGCTAAAGCGGGGCGCTTCCGTGCTGCTGCTGATCCCGGCGGGTGTGTCCCTGGCCCTTTTTGTCTGGCTGCTCACCCTGCATCCGGCCGCCAGCGGGAGGGTATATGCGGCCTACGGCGGAGTGTACGTCTGTACCGCGCTGCTGTGGCTGCGCGTTGTCGATGGCGTCCGGCTAAGCCTGTATGACTGGGCAGGCGCGCTGATTGCCCTGTGCGGCATGTTGATCATCGTGGCCGGTTGGGGACGCGCATAAGCGTCCTTATAGTGTGATCGCCCGCTGATTTTACGATCATTATACTTGTATGGTAGTAGTGTAGTTGCGTAAATTTCCTGCATCACAACGAGCGATGTAAGGAAATGGATTATGAAGATTGTCGGGGCTGAAGTATTTGTCACCTGCCCGGGGCGTAACTTTGTCACCCTTAAAATTACGACCGATGAAGGCATTGTCGGCCTGGGTGATGCCACGCTTAACGGACGTGAACTTTCCGTTGCCTCTTACCTGAAAGATCACCTGTGCCCTCAGCTGATTGGCCGCGATGCGCACCGCATCGAAGATATCTGGCAGTTCTTCTATAAAGGCGCTTACTGGCGTCGTGGTCCGGTCACCATGTCAGCGATTTCTGCCGTGGATATGGCGCTATGGGACATTAAGGCGAAAGCCGCGAACATGCCGCTCTACCAGCTTCTGGGCGGGGCTTCCCGGGAAGGGGTGATGGTTTATTGTCACACCACCGGGCACACCATTGACGACGTGCTGGAAGATTATGCCCGTCATAAAGAGATGGGCTTCAAGGCAATTCGCGTGCAGTGCGGCGTGCCGGGAATGAAAACCACCTACGGCATGGCCAAAGGCAAAGGGCTGGCGTATGAACCTGCGACCAAGGGCGCCTGGCCGGAAGAGCAGCTGTGGTCCACCGAGAAATACCTCGACTTCACGCCCAAACTGTTCGACGCAGTGCGCAGCCAGTTCGGTTTCAGTGAACATCTCCTTCACGACATGCACCACCGTCTGACGCCCATCGAAGCGGCGCGGTTCGGCAAAAGTATTGAAGATTACCGCCTGTTCTGGATGGAAGATCCGACTCCCGCTGAAAACCAGGAGTGTTTCCGCCTGATCCGCCAGCACACCGTCACGCCAATTGCGGTGGGGGAAGTGTTCAACAGCATCTGGGACTGCAAGCAGCTGATTGAAGAGCAGCTCATTGACTATATCCGCGCCACCATAACCCATGCGGGCGGCATCACCGGGATGCGTCGCATTGCGGACTTTGCCTCACTCTACCAGGTGCGTACCGGCTCACACGGCCCGTCGGATCTGTCGCCGATTTGCCACGCCGCGGCGCTGCATTTTGACCTGTGGGTACCGAACTTTGGTGTGCAGGAGTATATGGGTTATTCAGAGCAGATGCTGGAAGTGTTCCCGCACAGCTGGCGCTTCGATAACGGCTATATGCACCCGGGCGACAAGCCAGGGCTGGGCATTGAGTTTGATGAGAAGCTGGCAGCGAAATACCCGTACGATCCGGCTTATCTGCCGGTGGCCCGTCTGGAAGACGGCACTCTCTGGAACTGGTAAACGAGGAGCGAATGATGAAAAGCGTAGTGATCCAACAGCCGAATGCGCTGGAGATTGAGGAGCGTCCTCTCCCGTTGCCGGGGGCAGGCGACGTCCGCGTCAAAATTAAGCTCGCCGGTATCTGCGGTTCAGACAGCCATATCTATCGCGGGCATAACCCGTTTGCAAAATATCCGCGGGTAATCGGTCACGAATTCTTTGGCGAAATAGACGCGGTTGGCGAAGGCGTGGAGGGCACCCGACTCGGCCAGCGCGTTTCGGTGGATCCGGTGATCAGCTGCGGGCACTGTTACCCCTGTTCCGTCGGAAAACCGAACGTTTGCACCTCGCTGGTGGTGCTGGGCGTCCATCGCGACGGTGGTTTCAGCGAATACGCCGTCGTGCCGGCGAAAAATGCCTGGCACATTCCGGATGCGATCCCTGACAAACACGCGGTGATGGTTGAGCCATTCACCATTGCCGCCAACGTGACGGGGCAGGCGAAACCCACCGAACAGGACGTGGCGCTGATCTACGGCGCAGGCCCGATGGGGCTGGTCACCGTGCAGGCGCTGAAGGGCGTTTACAAGGTGAAGCAGGTCATCGTGGTAGACCGCATTGATGAGCGGCTGGAGATGGCGCAACGCAGCGGCGCAGACTGGGTCTTCAACAACGGCGAGCAGTCGTTACAGACTGCGCTGGATGAAAAAGGCATCAAGCCGACATTAATCATCGATGCTGCCTGTCATCCGTCCATTTTGCAGGAAGCGATTACGCTGGCGTCTCCGGCGGCGCGCATCGTGCTGATGGGATTTTCCAGCGACCCGAGCCAGATCGTGCAGCAGGGGATCACCGGCAAAGAGCTGTCGATCTTCTCTTCGCGCCTGAATGCCAACAAATTCCCGGTGGTCATTGACTGGCTGGAAAAAGGGCTGATCGACCCTGAAAAACTGGTCACCCATACATTTGACTATCACCACGTTACAGACGCCATCGAACTGTTTGAAAAAGACCAGCGGCAGTGCTGCAAAGTCTTGCTCACGTTCGACCAATAATAATTCACGCGGTTAAGAGCCTGCGAAGACAGGCTCTAAGTGGTACGCATCTTACCTTTCAGAGATAGCCATTATGACTCAAGCACAACCTCAAAGAAGTACGTCAGATTTGGTGAAAGCCGCCGTATCTGGCTGGCTGGGCACCGCCCTGGAATTTATGGATTTCCAGCTCTACTCCCTTGGCGCCGCGCTGGTGTTTCATGAAATTTTCTTCCCTGAGCAATCGGCGGCCATGGCGCTGATCCTGGCGATGGGCACCTACGGCGCAGGCTACATCGCGCGTATCGTCGGGGCATTTATTTTCGGCAGAATGGGCGACAGAATTGGCCGTAAAAAAGTGCTGTTTATCACCATCACCATGATGGGGATCTGCACCACCTTAATCGGCGTGCTGCCGACCTACGCGCAGATCGGGATTTTCGCACCGGTGCTGCTGGTGACGCTGCGTATTATTCAGGGGCTGGGCGCGGGGGCAGAAATCTCCGGTGCGGGCACCATGCTGGCGGAGTACGCGCCGAAGGGTAAACGCGGCATCATCTCCTCGCTGGTGGCCATGGGCACCAACTGCGGAACGCTGAGCGCCACGGCGATCTGGGCCGTGATGTTCTTTGCCCTCGATCGTGAAGAACTTATTGCCTGGGGCTGGCGCGTGCCATTCCTCGCCAGCGTGGTGGTGATGATCTTCGCCATCTGGCTGCGTATGAACCTTAAAGAGAGCCCGGTGTTTGAGAAGGTTAACGACGCCGAAACCGTTGCGCCAGCGGCGGCGCAGGATACCTCATTAGGCGCGATGTTTAAGAGCAAATCGTTCTGGCTGGCGACGGGGCTGCGCTTTGGCCAGGCCGGTAACTCTGGGCTTATCCAGACCTTCCTTGCCGGGTATCTGGTGCAGACGCTGTTATTTGATAAGGCGATCCCAACCGATGCGCTGATGATCAGTTCGATTCTCGGCTTCCTCACCATTCCGCTGCTGGGCTGGCTGTCCGATAAAGTGGGGCGCCGTCTGCCGTATATCATCCTTAACATTTCAGCCATTATTCTGGCTTACCCGATGCTGTCGATTATTGTTGATAAGAGTTACGCGCCGGGCGTGATTATGCTCTCTATCATCGTTATTCATAACTTTGCGGTCCTCGGGCTGTTTGCGCTGGAAAACATCACCATGGCAGAGATGTTTGGTTCGCGGAACCGCTTTACCCGCATGGCAATCTCGAAAGAGGCGGGAGGGCTGGTGGCCGTAGGCTTTGGTCCGGTGCTGGCGGGGATCTTCTGCAATATGACCGGGTCCTGGTGGCCAATTGTGGCGATGCTGGTGGCGTACTCGCTCATTGGGCTGGTCTCCGCTTTGCTGATGCCGGAAGTGCGCGACCGCGATCTGAGTGAAGCCGAAGATGCAGCCGAAGCGCCGCATAAAGAAGCGGTAGCCTACGGCGCGCTCTCTTCACGCCGCTAGTGGTTTACATCTTGTGTTACCTGTCACACAACTTTTTACTGATGTCACACCACATGGCGAAAAGTTAATGTAAATCAAGATCTGAAAACGACGTATCAGTATGGTTAATGGCAGCGTTTTTTGACTCCGACTGCCATTCTAGTTGGTGTAGTCAGCAGGCGCTGCCGCTCTGAAAAGGATGCGGCAGCGGATCACAGCGTTCATTAATTAACGAGTCTCAATCATGGAAAACCAGTTATTACAGGCGAAGGCAACGCGTCCTCAGTACGATCGCGACAGCCTCAAGGCACGCATTGTTCATTTAGGGTTTGGCGCGTTCCACCGCGCGCACCAGGCGGTGTACACCGATATACTCGCCGCAGAACAGGGCAGCGACTGGGGTTACTGCGAAGTTAACCTGATTGGCGGCGAACAGCAGGTCGCCGATCTGAAGGCACAGGATAACCTTTATACCGTGGCAGAGATGTCTGCCGATGCGTGGACAGCGCGCGTGGTCGGCGTCGTCAAAAACGCGCTGCATGCCCAGGTCGACGGGCTGGAAACCGTGTTGGCGGCGCTGTGCGAGCCACAGGTCGCCATTGTTTCCCTGACCATCACCGAGAAAGGGTATTGCCATTCCCCGGCAACAGGACAACTGATGTTCGATCATCCGTTAATCGTTGCCGACCTGCAAAACCCCCATCAGCCGAAATCTGCGCCGGGCGTCGTGGTTGAAGCGTTGGCGCGGCGTAAGGCGGCGGGGCTGCCAGCATTCAGCGTGATGTCATGCGATAACATGCCGGAGAACGGCCACGTGATGCGCAATGTCACCTGCGCCTACGCGCGCGCTGTTGACGGCGAACTGGCCGACTGGATTGAAGCGAACGTCACCTTCCCGTCAACCATGGTGGACCGTATTGTGCCCGCCGTCACGGCTGACACGCTGGATAAAATCGAACAGCTGACCGGCGTACGCGATCCGGCAGGTGTCGCCTGCGAGCCGTTCCGCCAGTGGGTGGTGGAAGATAATTTCGTCGCCGGACGTCCAAAGTGGGAAAAGGCCGGTGCGGAACTGGTTTCTGATGTCATTCCGTTTGAAGAGATGAAGCTGCGAATGCTTAACGGCAGCCACTCGTTCCTGGCCTATCTCGGCTACCTTGCCGGTTATCAGCACATTAACGACTGCATGGAAGATGAACATTATCGCGCAGCCGCGCATGCGCTGATGCTGAAAGAGCAGGCGCCGACTCTGAAAGTAAAGGGGGTGGATTTAGCTCACTATGCTGACCTGTTGATCGCGCGCTACAGCAATCCGGCCCTGCGTCACCGCACCTGGCAAATCGCCATGGACGGTAGCCAGAAATTGCCGCAGCGGATGCTCGATTCCGTGCGCTGGCACCTGGTCCACCAGAAACCCTTCCCGCTGCTGGCCCTCGGTGTGGCGGGCTGGATGCGTTATGTCGGCGGTGTGGATGAGCAGGGTAACCCGATTGAGGTGAGTGACCCGCAGCTGGCGGTGATTCAGGCGGCGGTAAACGGTAGCGCTGAAGGCGAAAGCCGCGTTAATGCGCTGTTGGGCATTGAGGCTATTTTCGGTAACGAGCTGCCGAAGAACGCGGTGTTTGTGGCGGCGGTCAAGCAGGCTTATCAGACGTTGCTGCAAAAAGGCGCGAAGGCCACGGTTGCTGAGTACGCCACCCGGCTTTAACGCTATGACATGCCGCCGTCCGCGGCGGCATGTCGGGGCGCAGCTTAGTGCATCCCCAGGCGAATCAGCTCAATCGGTTCGAACTTACCTTCGCATCCTTCCACTTCAACCGTTTTACCACGACGCACCTGCTCGGCATTAAGGCCGTCGCTGTGGATCGCTTTAATCACGCCGAACTGACCTGTGCCGCTAATCATGACGCGGCTGCCAGTGGTGATTGCATTTCGGTTACGGTCGTATGTCATCATGGTATTTTCTCCTCTCGTACTTATCCGCTACGGCGCTAATTCGACGGCTGCCGTTCACGGGGCACTATTAATACGCCTCTCTTTAACGAAATTATTTGCTTTTGATCAAGCTCACACTTTTTTCTTATTTCATGCAGGCGTTGACGGTTCAGGACACCACTTTACAAAGCGGACAGTTATTTTCCTTAATTGATAGTTTCCGGATGCAAGTGTTTAGGCTTTGTTTATATCCACAATGTCATTCTGGAGACAGAAAATAACCCTTCATCGGAAAAGGAGTCAGGCTTATGTATAAGAAAATTTTGATGCCTGTTGACGTGTTTGAAATGGATTTGAGCGATAAAGCGGTACGCCATGCGGTCAACCTCGCGAAGGCGGAAGGCGCGACGATCACCCTGGTCAACATTCTCCCTAACAGCAGCCGTTCATTACTGCGGGGGTTCAATGCCGATATTAAGAAGTTCGAAGAGTATATGACCGCCGAGTCTGATAAGAAGATGAAGGCGCTGAAACGGCTCTTTGATATGTCCCCGGAAAATATTGATTGTGAAGTTCGCTTCGGCAACGTACGCGATGAAATCATCAAGCTCAGCAAAGAGGGGAAATATGACGTTATTGTTATTGGATCAAGAAATCCGAGCATGACAACCCATCTGCTGGGTTCAAATGCTGAAACTATCCTGCGCTACGCCACTATTCCGGTGTTAGTGGTCCGCTAATTACTTCGCCGCAACCGAAAGGGGGCGGCGAGGTTTTATTCTTCGCTGAACCACTCGCGGTTTTCCTGACGAATTAACTGAACTGACTCACTAATTTCCTGAAGGTGAAGCGTCATCGCTTTATCTACGGCTTCCACGTCGCGTTTTTCCAGCGCGCTGAAAATATCATGATGCTGGCGCAGCAACATCTCTGGCGGAGAAACATGGTCGAGGCTCATGTAGCGCACGCGGTCGATGGTCGCTTTGATGTTTTCAACGGTATCCCACGCGAGCTGGCACTCGGCGATCTGCGCCAGTTTCTGGTGAAACTCGTCGTCCAGCTGGAAAAAGTCGTTTAACTGTTTGCGGTCGATGGCGATTCGTTGCTGATGCAGGTTTTGCTCCAGCAGGTAGCACTGGTTATCGTTGATGAGCGACGCGGCGCGACGCACCACGGCGCACTCGATGGCCTGGCGAACAAAACAGCCATTCCGTACCTGCGAAAGCGAAATTTTATTTACATAGCTGCCGCGTTGTGGGCGGATCTGAATAAGGCCGTTTTCTGCGAGTTTAATAAACGCCTCGCGCACGGGCTGACGGGAAACGTCAAAACGTACCGAAACCTCTTTTTCTGAGAGTGGCGTTCCTGGTGGGATCAGGCAGCGAACAATATCACGGCGTAAGATGCGATATATTTGCTGATTAACGGGCTGGGTAGGATTAAGTTGCGATTCAGCGGCCATGGGTTGTGATTTCTCAGAGAGTTAACCTGAACATACTACCATTCTTTTCCCTGCCATCACATACCCGGCCCGCAGGCCGGGAAGGGTGAATTACCCGCGATGCACGCTGAGTCCGGCATAGGTCTGGCTGACGGGCATCATCTCAACCGTGTTGATGTTGACATGCTTCGGCAAATTCGCGACCCACCAGACGGTTTCGGTGATATCTTCCGGCGTCAGCGCATTCGCGTTTTCATAGGTTTTATCCGCTTTCGCGTCATCGCCTTTGAAACGCACGTTGGAGAATTCGGTTCCGCCTACCAGACCCGGCTCAACATCGGTCACGCGGATCGCAGTTCCGTGCAGGTCGGTGCGCAGGTTCAGACTGAACTGGCGGACAAAGGCTTTGGTCGCGCCATAGACGTTGCCGCCCGCGTAAGGCCAGCTTCCGGCGGTGGAACCGATGTTAATGATATGACCACGGTTACGTTCAACCATGCCCGGCAGCACGGCGCGGGTCATGTACACCAGGCCTTTGTTGTTGGTGTCGATCATGTTCTCCCAGTCTTCCACGCTGGCTTTGTGGGCAGGCTCCATACCCAGCGCCAGGCCAGCGTTATTGACCAGCACGTCAATTTCACGCCATTCGGCAGGCAGGTTGGCAATCATCTCTTCAATGGCGGCGCGGTTGCGGACGTCCAGCTGTGCGGTCAGAATGCTGTCACCCAGCTCGTCTTTTAGCTCCTGCAAACGCTCCTGACGACGCCCCGTTGCAATCACTTTGTGTCCGTTGGCGACGAAGCGACGCGTGATGCTTTCACCAAAACCCGCTGTCGCCCCGGTAACTAAAATAATCATCTCACTGTTCCTCAACGCTTTTTGTGTTGTACTAACATAGCACGCTCTCCGGCACGTCGTTAAGGCAACATTTGTATGACGCCATTGCAGGCTGGCGCAGGCTGGCCTACTCTGGGGAGAAATACCGTGCTCAGGAGTAAACGATGTCGGTCAACAATCCTTTTTTTGAAATTAGCCTGTTGCCTTATCAGGCGCCACGTTTTGATGCGATCAACGACAGCCATTACCGCCCGGCGTTTGATGAAGCAATGCGCCTGAAGCGTGCAGACATTGACGCGATTATCGCGCAGCGCGCCGCGCCGGACTTCGATAACACCGTGCTGGCGCTTGAAAAAAGCGGGGCCATGCTGTCGCGCGTGAGCAGCGTATTCTTCGCCATGACGTCCGCACACACCAACGATTATCTTCAGGCACTGGACGAGCAGTTCTCCACCGAACTGGCCGGGCTGGCGAACGATATCTGGCTAAACGATACGCTTTTCGCCCGCGTGGAAGCCGTCTGGCAGGATCGCGAGGCGCTGGATGCCGAATCCCGCCGACTGACGGAGGAGACGTATCAGCACTTTGTTCTTGCGGGCGCGCGTCTGAACGCCGATGAAAAAGCCGAGCTGAAATCTCTGAATACCGAAGCCGCCACCCTGACCAGCCAGTTCAACCAGCGCCTGCTCGCGGCGAATAAGGCGGGAGGGCTGGTGGTGGACGATGTTCACCAGCTTGACGGGCTCAGTGCGGAGGAGATGGCTGCCGCGGCTCACGCTGCCGCAGAAAAAGGGCTGAAGGAACGCTGGCTGATCCCGCTTTTGAATACCACGCAACAGCCCGCGCTGGCGGCGCTGGCGTTGCGCGAGACCCGTAAAAAGTTGTTCAGCGCGGGCTGGGAACGCACTCAGAAAGGCGACGAAAACGATACGCGCGAGCTGATCCGTCGGCTTACCGCGTTACGGGCAAGACAGGCGCAGCTGCTCGGCTTTGACAACTATGCGAGCTGGAGCATTGCCGATCAAATGGCGAAAACGCCGGAAGCCGCGCTCGAATTCATGCGCGGAATAGTGCCTGCGGCGCGCGGCAGGGCTGCGCTGGAGCAGGCGGATATTCAGAAAGTCATCGACGACGAGCAGGGCGGTTTTACGGTGCAGGCCTGGGACTGGGCGTTTTATGCCGAACGCGTGCGCTCAGCGAAATACGCGCTGGATGAGTCGCAGATCAAACCCTATTTCGCGCTCAATACCGTGCTTGAAGATGGCGTATTCTGGACCGCCACGCAGCTGTTCGGTATCCGTTTTGTCGAGCGTTTCGATATTCCGGTTTATCACCCGGATGTTCGCGTGTGGGAGATTTTCGACCATACGGGTGAAGGCATGGCGCTGTTCTATGGCGACTTTTTCGCGCGTGATTCCAAAGCGGGCGGTGCGTGGATGGGGAATTTTGTTGAGCAGTCTTACGAGTTTGCTGCGCGTCCGGTGATTTATAACGTCTGCAACTATCAAAAACCGGCGAACGGGCAAACCGCGCTGATCTCCTGGGATGATGTGATTACCCTGTTCCACGAGTTTGGCCATACCCTGCATGGTCTGTTTGCCAGCCAGCGCTATGCCACGCTTTCAGGCACCAACACGCCGCGTGATTTCGTTGAATTTCCGTCGCAGATCAATGAACACTGGGCCAGCCATCCGCAGGTGTTTGCGCACTTTGCTCGTCATTATCAAACCGGCGAACCGATGCCGGATGCGCTGCGGGAAAAAATGCTCAATGCGACCCAGTTTAACAAGGGTTATGACATGACGGAGCTATTGAGCGCCGCGCTGCTGGATATGAACTGGCACGGCATTCAGGAGCCCGTTGAAGACGTGGAAGCCTTTGAAGCCGCCGCGTTGAAAAAAGAGGGGTTGGATCTTCCAGCCGTACCGCCGCGCTATCGCAGCAGCTATTTCGCCCATATCTTCGGCGGCGGCTACGCGGCAGGGTATTACGCCTATCTCTGGACGCAGATGCTGGCGGACGATGGCTACCAGTGGTTTGTCGAGCAGGGCGGTTTGACGCGCGAAAACGGACAGAAATTCCGCGAGGCGATTTTGTCCCGCGGCAACAGCACTGATTTAGCTGAACTTTATCGCCAGTGGCGCGGGCACGATCCGAGGATTGAACCGATGCTGGAGAATCGCGGGCTGAGTGCTTAAGGGGTTTTTCAGGCCGGAAGCAGAACCGGGCGTGCTGCCCGGTTTTTGCCCGATTTTTTCTTCCCCAAAACTCCTCCAAAATTCCTCCCCAAAATGAATTCTTAAATTCTGCGCAATTTGCAGGGGGATTCGGTCCAATTATTCACGTAGCTACACCTTCACTTTCACCCATTCGAGACCGCGATCGTTATGATACTGCGCTGTCATCCTGTCTGATGAGTGACCTAGAAGCTGCTGGGTATTGATGCCTTGCCCCTCATACAGACGCTCCGATAGAGAACGCTGCTCGTGAAAAGTCGGCATTGTTTTCCCATCCTCTACGGAAATGCCAGTACTATCGATCGCAAGTTTGAAGGAGACGCTAAGGCTGTTCTCGCCAACCTGATCGCCTGCTTTCACATTACCGCTTGTGGTCACGTGATGGAGAAGCCAAGGGCTTACGACCCGATCCCTACATCGCTTGATCACCTGCGCCAGTGTAATATCCAACATCTCACAGCGTAGCGAGAGCGGTATAGCCAGTTTCGCCCCGGTCTTTTGCTGCTCAACGTGGAGATGGCCATCCCAAACATCAGAGAACTTCATTTTAGCGATATCACTGCGCCTTTGCCCGGTGACCACTGCCAAAAGCATTGAGTTCTGGACGTAGGGGGCCATTTTGTCCGCCGCTTCAAATATTGCCTTCCACATCTCAAGGTTCAGTCGAGAGCGACTCACCCGTACAACGACTTTTCGTGTGGCCAGTGCCGGGTTATATCCCGGCTCAACTTCGCCTGCGTGCTGCGCCTCTTTGAACAGGTCAATCCAGACGCTGCGGAGCGTTTGCGCCATTCGTGCTTTGCCTCTGGCTTTATATTCGTCTGTGATGGCTGCCAGCATTTTGGTGGTGACTTCCTGAATGCCAATGTCAGGCATCCTTTCAACCAGTACGTTTGTGCAGGTCTTTCTGGATTTAAGCGTATTATTTTTTATCTCCTTATTGATGAGTCGTTCTTCCTGTATTTTCAAATATCGTTCGATCCATAAGCTCATCCGCATCGATTTCTTTGAGTTAACCTTCTTATGGCTGACCATATCGATCAGGGCGAACGACTGGGCAGCTTCCTGCTGCGCCAGCAGTCTATTCAACTCAGTGGCGGCCAGTTTGGCCGCCTCCTGATCGGTACCGAAACCGATAAATTGACCGGTTAAAGGATGCCGGTATTGCCAGTAGGTTTTGCTGTTGCGCTTATCCAGCTTGCAATAGAGATTTGGGATATCAACCCTGTGATTACGTGGTCTGGCTGCCATTAATAACTCGCTCCATAAGCGTCTTCACCGCTTTCGGCATGCGTGGTGGTAGAACCGGCGATGCGAGCAAGCCAATGAATTTGGCCTCTTCATCGATAACCCACCGCCGGCCTTGTTTCAGCGCCCTTGGGATTGTTTGTCCTGTCTTTGCAATTCTGTGCAGCGACGCTCTGGATGGTGGTTGCTTAAAGCCGTTCGGACCGGAAGCCCAGTCCTCCAGGCTAACGAGTTGTCCCATGAAAACCTCCAGTTTGATTAATATGAGCCATCAAAGCCCGATAGGGTGATATTTCAATATCAGGCGACTTGCCCGGGCAGGGAACGGAGTCGGCGCATGCCGGTCATCGCGGTGGCCACATAGCTCGCTTTCCTGTTCACGATCTCCACCCATACCTTCACGCCTTCAACCCTCACCGTATACGTCTCTTTCATCTTGCTGCGCCCATATTCGCCGTAGCGTTCTGCATAGGCAGCCAGAGCAAGATCGCAAGCCCGGCGCGCTAACGGAGATTGCTCACTTCCGCGGTTAATCAGTCGCATGGTCGCCTCCTGAAATTAACCAAGTAGATGATTTGAACATCAGTACTCTCCCCAGCTATAGGTTGAAGCGACTGGCCCGGGAACTGATGCAGCGAGAAAGCCCGCATCATCCGGCAATTTTTCGACTGTGCAGCGGTACCCGCCGGTAATCATTCCGGCTTCACGCATACCGGCAAGGCACATCTGCACTGTCTCAGCGGTAAGCTGGACTTTTTCCAGTTGGTACATTTTCCGGTACACAAAGGCGCGTAGCGCCTCTTCGCGCGTATAGTGATAACGGGAACGGTCAGCGCCTTTCAGGCAACGCTTAACGTGGTATTTTTGATTCTCCCTGCGTCCACCGGTGCGGTACTGGACTAACTGTTCAAACGTCATGTTGGGCATATCTTCGACGTGCCAAAAGGTCTTTTCGGTTTCACGGATAATGACTCGCTTCCACAGACTAACGGTCGGTCTCCCTTCGCTGTCATGCCCGTCGAAATAGCGGTAACAATATTCTTTGCCTTCAGTAATTTTCGTCATCTCGTTACCGGGAGGGCGGCCCCTCCCGCCTCCCTTAGTCCACGTATTCCGGTTTCATATCCGCCAGGGTGATGTTGAACTGATCGTGCAGTTCGTCGCCCAGGTGACGCTTTGAAGATGCGAGCACACGTTCGGCTTCCGCGAATCGCTCTGCCGCGTCCGGTTCTTCCGGAGAAGGTAGGGAGTTGATAGCCGCCTCAACCTTGTTACGTGCATCTACCAGGTAGTACCGCTTAACGGCTTTGTTTTTCAGCTCGGTGAACAGTGCGGATCCAAGCGTCGCTTTAGCCGTTTCAATGTCGGCACGGACCGCTTTGGCGCTATCCACATCCTGAGCGGCCTCAATGCGGTCGCGGAAATCCTGGGCCAGGGTGTCGATATTTACAGATGGCTCCTGAGGATCCTGCGCGTTTACTACATTTTCACCTTTGATATCAGCCAGGCTCATTTTCTGAACCGGTGCCGGATTAATTTCCCTTTCGGTGGGCTGCTCAATCTCATCAGGCGTGTAAACGCCTAGAATCACGTGTGGGCAGTACAAGCGCGCCCAATATTTCACGCCGAGGTAGGCTATTTGCTGGTCGGGCTTTGAAACCCACAGCGGCGAATTTCGTGTAACCACCTGCGACAGGTAAAGAGGTTTATCCCAGGTGATTTCACTTTCCCCACGAAGAATTGCTCCGACTTGAACATAGAGACCTTCTTCGTCTTCATCAGTCCAGTCGCGAACGCGTTCGGCAACAGTGTACTTACCGTTCTTACCCATTTTTTCACGGGTCACTTCTTTGGTTTTGGTGCAACGTTCCCAGTCGCCGCCGTAGCGATAATGAAAACGGCCATGAATGGCACTGGAACTGCTAATTACGGCGTTAACAAGCTGCGCTTCGTAACCCAACTGGCCGTTGACCAAGTGAGTTTTTTGCGCCACCGCGTAAGGGTTCATGCCCCACTGCATGGCTTGCATAACAATCGCCATGCAATCCGCAGGCTTGCCTGCCAAGTGTGCCGGTACTGTAACGACAGACTGGGCCATCAGCCCGGCGAAAGCCTGCAACTGACCCAGTGCCTGAACGTTGAAAATTGAGTTGCTGGCAGAGATAGTGTTTGGAGCCTGCTGCTCAGCAGTTACGATATTCATGTTTTCCATCATCATTCCCCTTATGCCTGAGTGCGCAGCGCTTCAAGGCGGCGCAGGTCAAAGTCGTTCAGTTCGTCGGTGTAATCATCGATGATCGGCGCCGGCCATTCTCCGGTGTCGAAGCCGGTTGCGATGGCGCGCATCATTTTGCGGTACTCGAGCATGCCCAGCTCCAGTAGTTCAGCGGATGCCTCGATGATGGCGATCCAGTGGTAGTTCTCGTCTTTGTTGACGAAAATCCAGAAGAACTGGTCCAGCGCCGCGGTTTCGCAGTACATGGCTGCGCTCAGGTGATAGTCGCGGTCAATGATTTCCCGGTGCAGTCTGGCGCGCAGGCTTTCCTGCTTTACGTTCCACATGCTGATAGTTTTCAGGTCTGCGCCGATACGCACACCGTCCAGGTCGATCTCGAGGTCCGGGCGCACACGAACTTCCAGGCCCGTCTCCTCGTCAAAGCCGAAGTAACTCACCTCGACGGCACGGCTCGGGTGGGTCAGCAGCATGCTGGCGGTCGGGTGAGCCAGAAGCGCTTTTTGAATATTCAGTGCGGTGCCTAGCTGCTGGCGGGTGACCAGCACTTTCCCCTCCGGGTTATCGCGCCAGGCATCCAGCAGCTCGTCGGCAAACACGGCATCTGGTTTGACTGTCTTCACGGCCTGAATCAGATCGGCCTTGGTGCCAGATACTTTCAGCGGCTGTGGCTTCTGCGCTTCCTGCGCCACCATGTCAGGGTTGATGATCGCTAACTGCTCGAGCAGCGCGTCACGGCTGCCGCTAGTTTTAACCGGCGTCGGCAGGGTGGCGTTGTACTCTTTGATGCAGGCTTTCATTGCCGTTGCCGTCTGCTTCTGGTCTGCATCGATACGCTGGAAGTTAGCTGGCAGCGTCATATAGTTCTGCGCTGTTTCTTCCAGGCTAGCGCCCAGCGGCACCTGAGCGGGCAGCGTGGCGTTATGCTCTTCAAGAAATCTTTTGATATCGTCTGCGCTCAGCAGTACAGGCAGGCCGTTGTTGTACTCATCGATAAAGGTGCGCAGTGTCGCCGTGGTGGTGAATGCGCCTTCCGGGATAACCGGTTCAATGCTGAACTCTGCATCCAGCTGTTCAGGCTGCAACGCCAGCGCATGCACTAAGTTGCCCATGTCCAGAACTGCGGAGCGCTGTTTGACGATGGTTTTTTCAACGTGGCGCGCATTGAAGTACATCAGCGACACGCGCGCATCTTTTACCTGGGTAGAGCTGATGCCGTTAGCGGCGTGATAAACCTCGTTCGGAAGACCTTCATAGCGGCCTGGCTCGAAATAAGCAGGATATTCAACAGCTGGTTCTTCCTGATGCACTTCTGGTTCGTTTTGTGCCGATTCTGGTTCGTTCTGGTCTACTGAATCAGGAATTTGGGTTGCATCATCCCTGTCCTGGCTGGCGAGACTCGGCGCGCTGGTGGCCAGAATCTCAGCGGCAGACGGCTCTACGGTAGCTGGTTCCTCACCAGTGTCAGCACTGCTTTCACCTGGCTGCAATACGACTTTGCCCGGTGACAGCGCATCACAAGTCGGTTCTTCATTACTGTTATTCTCTTGAACCTGCACATTGCTGGTGGTCTCCACTTCCGTTTTTTCTGCTTCATTTGAGGCGCTCTGGTTGAGCAGGCCTTCAATGGAAAACATGCCGTTGCCCATACTTGTGATTTCCGGCTGCTCTTTCACTTCCTCAGCGCGGCGGCGCGCACCTTCTTCACGAATCCGTTGTAAATTCTCTTCGTGAGTAGTGGTGGCCATACGGTGGGTTGTTTCCCATTTTGGATCTGTTGGGTCGCTAATACCCTCGACAAATTCTTCACGTTCAGCTGCCAGCTGCTTGTCCACGTCTTCACGTGAAATAACTGGGGCGGCAGAAGGCAGCGGCATTAACTCGGTTGTGGAATTGAAATTTGTGGTCATTGTCCGGTTAACAAATTCCAGATGAGCAGCTGGCGTCTTATGGATGTTCTCAGGAGCGATACGCACGAGATTGAAGATTGCTGTGCGGTTAACCGCCAGTACCCCCGGTTGATTGCGCAGGATGTTGCTCCACGATTTCCATGGTTCCTCTTTTTTAGCGACGATTTCCTTCGCGCGGCGCAGCACGCTGCCTGGTATTTCGTGTGGGTTGAAATCCATCGGCAGCAGGGCGCAAGCGATCTCCAGATCGAGAGTGTCAAGCGTATGGTGTGCACCTTCGCCGCGGTCGGTAACATAGCCGCCGTCGGCATTAGTACCTGAGTCAGTACGCTGCACAGCGCTGATGCGGTTACCTTTGGCCCATTCTTTTGTCAAAATTCCGCGATCGAGATGTGACGTTTCTGCCCAAACTTGCGTGAACTTCAAAACCATAGATAGCTCGTGACGTTTCTCCATATCGAAAACGTCTCTGACGGCTCTGGTGTATTTCCACAGAAATGGCATATCCAGAGTCTGGATCTTTTCTACGCTTGCGGCTGCCAGCAGCAGGTTCTGGACGTACCCGTTATCAGTGTCCATTTCCAGCGTGCTTATTTCCTGATACTCCGCCTGCGTGAGGTGATAGCGAAGTTCATCCGACGTAAGCTGCGACAGCAGCTGCTTGCGGAACGACATCTGCACGATTGGGTAGCGCGTGTTTTCGTCGTCGCCTTCGTCAATCTTCAGATCAGAATTGGTCGGAGGAAATGCATCAGCCTCGTTAAAAGCCTGTTCGTCGACGATTTCACCAGTAGAGGTGTCAACGCCATTAACGACCGTGGCTTCGGCCATTTCCGCTTTTTGTGTTGCAGGATGCTCGGGCAGAGAAACCGCAGGGATCTGCTCCCAGTTCATTTTGCCTTTATCGAGCTGATAATAATCACAGAAGGTAAAACTGATTTCGCCTTCCGGTGGAAGTTCGTTAACAACAGGGAAATTAGTTGCGACAGCTTTGTAATAGTCTTTAAATTTGCGGCCGGACTTAAGCAGTAAATAATCCAGGGTGGCATTAGCGGTTTCAAAGTCTTCGCTGCACCATAAAACTGCATCAGGCTGACCAGACTGTTTTTTTGCTCTTCGAACAAGAAATACTGGGTTCGTGTTAGTCATGACACATAATCCTCTTATCGTGTAGACTGGAGGTGCCTGAAAGACACCTCGTATTTACCTGGGGATGTCCGGTTCGCTTTGGTCGGTGAGACCGGACAGGCAGGCCCACTTCGGTGGGCTTTTTAATGGACAGTGATGAATGCACGCTCCATGAAGTTGCGCTTGTGCTGGTGATAGCTGCCGTGCCCGTTCCTTTCACCATCGTTAATTTTCACGGCCAACAGGCTGATAGCCTCGATAGCGCAGTGCGGACAGTCGAACGAGTCAAGAACATAACCCCCATCAAGTACGACGATGGTTTCACCGTTTTCAGTGGTATGAATCAGGCCAGATACTTTCTTGTCGCAGTTGAATAAAGCGATGCTTTTGTTAATTGCTTTCAGATTTAATTCGACTTTTACGATTTCCATAAAATGTTCCTTTTGGTTTATTCAGGGTGTAAGAATCCACGCCAAATAAATGGCGAATTTTTATTTCAAATTACAGGGCTGCTAATTACGCTTCGTGTGCCACCTGGTCTTTTTCAGCACACTGTTTTGAGCAATACTCTTTTTCTTTACGGGCAAGATTATTGCCACAAAAATAAAGCAAGGTGCGTTTAACTTCTTTCCCCGCTTCAAAAGGCTTGCGGCAGTATCCGCATTCTTTCTTCATTTCCGCTCCTTAGAGGCTTGCCGGGATCTCGCCGTTACGAATAATTCCTTCGACAGGCCAGCACTCACCATTCACGTTTTGATCAACAGCAGCTGCCTGGCACTGTTGCTGGTTGTCATAAACATCGATAACGACATCCTGCGATTCACCGTTAATGGAGATAACTGTCAGAACCAGTGCGAATAAAGTGTTCATTACGGAGTACCCTTTTGAGCCAGTAAGTAACAAAGCTGGCGGATTCTGACTGTAATCCAGTTGAGGCGAACGGCCTGCGGCTGTGCTGGTTTGCGTGCAAAATCAATCATCTCATCCTCTTTGCCTTGTCGCCGGCCAGCGGAACGTTTATCACCTGACAACGATGCGCTTGTTGTCGATGGCTTAAAGTTACAAGGTAAATTTGCTTTTTACAAGAGTAAATACAAGGAAAAGTTGTTATTGAGGGCGTGTGAAAGCAGCTATTCGAGATGAATAGCTACTAATTATATGAATTTAATCGTTAATATTTTTGATGATGCTGAGAACGTCATCCTTTAGGAGATCGAGTTCTTTTAAAGTGGCTTTTGCATGGACTATAAGTCTGTTCTTCTCGGCTTCTGGCATCTGGTTGAAGAGAGCTAAAAGGGCTTTCTCTTTGTCATCTAACTCATTCCGCCCTGGCGCTACAGGTTCTGTCTGTAAAAAATCATTATCACCATCTTCGTCTGGCGGCATGAAAAACCAATGCTCAGGTTTACCAGTTACAGCTGCAAGTCTTTTAAGGCGCTCACCACGAGGAGTTGTCTCACCTTTAGCCCATTGCTGAACAGCCTGAGGAGAAACAGTAACTCTCCTGGCAATCTCAGATAGGTTCCAGCCGGTTTGATCCTGGATGAGCTGAAGCCTGCGGACAAAGTTTTCATGCTGTTCTGTTTTCATAATCATCATTTTACAAGCCTCGCTTGTAGAAGACATTGCAAGATTGACACAAGAAAAACTTGTTAAAGGTGATTCGGTGATGTAATGTTTTCTTGTATTTCCAAGGAGGCTCTATGAATTCGAATCTTAAAACCATTATCTGCTCAATCATGAGCCAGACCGAGCTGGCTAAACGACTCGGAACAACTCCGCAAACAGTTAGCCTTTGGCTGAATAGCGAGACTCCCGCACATCGCGTAATTCCAGTATGTGAGGCTCTCGGATGGAAGGTCACCCCACATCAGATGCGCGGTGATATCTATCCCAACCCTACAGACGGCCTTCCGCAGCAGGAGTTATGACCATGCATGCCATTTCATATCAACAAAATACCGGATTAACTCCGGTTGCGATGATAAATCGCAATCAGCCAGGCGCGGCAGATAAGCACGAACAGATCCGCGATGCCGTTCGTGCCTGGGCCGCGTCACTGGATAACCAGGATGTCGTTGCCGGGATCATCGTTGAGGAGTGGGAACGACAGGGCGGCGCCGGGCTGGAATTTCCCGAAGACCTGAGCCGTAAGCGTCAGAAACTCTTCCGCTGGCTCGATGGTGATACGGAGTATGCGCGCAAAAACATCAGCCAGCTGTCGCCCGCGATCATCGCCGTTCTACCGCTTGAGTTCCGTGGCCGCCTGGTACCTCAGGACTGCTTTATGACGCGTTATGCAGCGATGGAGAAGGAGATCGGGGAAGCGAAACGCGCGGTGATTCTGAGGGCGCCGCAGCACCAGCTGGTGAAAGAGGTGAGGGAGGGCATTGAACACCTGCTGGCGCTTCTGCCTGGCGAGGCTGTTGTTCAGGTTCTGAGTGGTCTCGCAGTCATGGGCCCGGGTGTCATGTGAGGTGCGCAGTGAATCATGTCGAGTTTATTGAAAAGCATGTTCGCGAAGAACTTATCCGGCAGGGCTTCACCGCAGCTGTCGCGCAGGGGGGGGGCATTTCAGGCCGTCGATATGTACAAGCGAATGTCTCAGGCAAGTCGTAAGGGGAGGATTTTCGATGATGTTTTGCGTCACGCAAAGTTATGGGCAGAGAAACAGACGTTGCCAGCAGACCGGTTTGAATCGAAGCGCATCAAGCGCGAGAAGCAGCAGGGTCTGTTCTGAAAGGGTGAAAGCCGCGGTGAGGGGTCACCAACGGCTTTCGGGTGCAAAAACGGGACGTAATTGCGAGGTTATTATGACAAACGCATGTACTAAACACCAGGCTAAAGGGGCATAGCATGTCAAATGTCGCTTATGCCGATTTTGCGGCACGTAGTGCCATCAGGAGCAACCGGATGGAGAACCAGAAGACCGGATTCATCCCGTTGTACCGGAGCGTACTGAAGAAGCCCTGGGCGAAAGATGTGTTCCTGCGCACGTTGTGGGAGAACCTTCTTTTGGGTGCTGCACGTCAGCCCTACACGGCGAACTTTAAAGGCCGTCAATGGCCCTTACAAACCGGACAACTGGTAACCACAACGGCCGATTTGGGGCTGAAATTATGCGACCGGGAAGGGAAGCCGAGTAGTCGCCACGCCGTGGACAGGATGCTTGATGTTTTCGAGCGCGAAGGAATGATTTCTCGTTCTGGAGAGAAGCGAAAAGGCACTGTGATAACCATCACAAATTATGAGCAATATACTCAAAAAATAGACGATTTACCCGCGCAATTCCCCGCGCATAACGGCGAGCATTTCACCGCGCATGACGAAGCCAGTAGTGGCGCGGCTTTCGAGGGACATGCCGCGCATTTACCCGCGCATAACACCGCGCATCATGAACAACAATATAATAACAACAATATAAATAATAAGATCTCTTCGTCTCGGAATTCTGAAGAATCCCGAAACGAGGCGACTCAAAAATTCCTCTCTCGTCACCCTGAAGCTGCTGACGGAATTTACACCCCGGCAGGTAAATCATGGGGAACTGCTGACGATCTCAAAGCCGCTCGCTGGATTCATTCTCTGCGCCTGACCGTCAATGCCAGCCTGAGCGAACCGAAATGGGTCGAATGGGCTAACACAATCCGCCTGATGCGCGTCCAGGACAAACGTACGCACTTCGAGATTTGCGATCTGTTCAAGTGGGCCAACAAGGATGATTTCTGGAAAGACAACATCCTGAGTCCGTCAAGCCTGCGCAGGAAGTGGGACGACCTAACTACCAAGCGCCTGCGCAGCGGTGGACAACCAACGAAGACCACTGCGAAGGGCAAGGTGGATTTCAACAACACAGACTGGATCAACGGGGTGTTCGATGAAAAGTCTTTCTGAGCAGATGGTCAGCATAGACCGTGAAAATTTTGCGCGCATAGCACGCGGCATGCCCGAATTGCCGGATGCGCAGGACACGCCCGCCGAGCAGACCGCTGAAATCTTCAACGCGCTGTTTAGCGCCTTGCGTGCAACATTCCCGGCCAGCGTGCATAGCTGCAGCGACCAGTCTGAGTTTGACGAATTGCGCCGCCAGTGGGCTCAGGCATTTCGTGAAAACGGGATCACCACCATGGAACAGGTGAACGCCGGGCTGCGCATTGCACGTCGCCAGGAACGCCCATTCCTGCCGTCGCCAGGTCAGTTCATCGCATGGTGTCGGGAAGGTCATGGCGCCCTCGGTATCACCGTTGACGATGTCATGTCCGAATACTGGCGCTGGCGAAAGCTGGTTTTTCGCTACCCGACCAGTGAGCAATACCCGTGGAGCCAGCCCGTGCTCTATCACATTTGCCTTGAACTGCGCAGACGCGGTACTGACGGCCAACTCAGCGAGAAAGAGCTTGTTCGCGTTGCTGGCGATCTACTCCACGACTGGGAAATGTGTGTTCTCGATGGGAAACCAGTTCCACCAGTACGTCGGGCACTAACCGCACCAGCTCAGGATCGAGGCCCGACTCCGGCGCAGATGCTGATGGCGAAATACAAACAGCGAAAAGACGCTGGACTGATTTGAGAGGAAATCACATGGAAACCGTAATTCAAGCACTGGAAAAAATGGGCCGGGCGACATACCGCGAAGTTGCTGACCGTCTTGAAATCGACCCGGTTGATGCGCTCACCATGTTACGTGAGCAGCGTGATCAGGGGTTATGCGATTTTGGAGACGGCGGCTGGTTCCTCGGTACCGTTAAAGGTAAGTCTCAGCAGTCAACGCCAAAGGCACCTGTTCATCCGGCCCCGCGTCTGAAAGGTGAGGAGCCGGAACCCGTTGATCCTGATGTCGTCCGACAGCAGCTGCGTGAGCAGGGGGCAATGACGACAGTTTCGCTGGCTGCGGCCGTCAATCGCAATGCCCGCGGAATGGTCTCTGTTCTTCGCGCGCTGGAGCGCCATGGCGTTGTGGTGAAGAACGGGAAGGGCAAAGGTGTTACCTGGTCCCTTGCTGTTGTTACAGAACCCGTTAAGCAAGAACCGGTACCGGAGGCACCTGCCGCGCCGGAAGAAGCAAAACCAGTCGAACAGATCGTGAGTGAAATCCCCTCGTTCACCGAAGGGCGCGCCGCAGTCGAAGCTGTACCAGCGGTGAGGGACATTTCTCGCGAAATCCGCCGCACCAGAAACAAGCTGGAGCAACTGACAAAACTGCGTGACGCGGTTCGTGTTATTGGTCGCCACAGAAATCTCGTGCAGCAGCTGACAGGGAGGGAATAACCGATGGCCAGAAAGAAAACCGACAAAGAACGCGCCCTGATCATCAACCGGATTATCGAACTGGTGAAAGAGCAGGGACGCATCACAACGAATGACGTCGTTGCGATGTTCGGCCTGCACCGGACCACAGCGGAGAAATATCTCCGCGTAGCGGTAGAGCAGGGTGGCCTGGTTCGCCACGGGCGCTGCGGAATTTTCCGTGACCTGCGGGCAACAATCGACTTTGACCTGAAACGTTTTTCACACAACAAGGCGGCGGCATGAACAATCTTCTACTTCTCAAATGCACCAAAGACACTGAAGGCTGGTGGACTGAGGGCGAAATGTACCCAGCCCGTGTTGTTACCGGCGGTTTTGTTCTGGTCGGTGACGATGATGAACTGGACGGAGAGGGATGGAGCGCCGCGCCGATGGAATACCGTGAAGATGGTTCAGTGCTTTATCAAGTTGGCGGCGTTGATGGTGAGGTTTTGTTTGAGGAGTCAGCGCAATGAGCACTACCCTAAAAGATTGGCTGAAGCAGACCATAGCAGAGCTTGAAGAAGAGCGAGATGCGACGCCCGGCGCAGTAAACGAAGATGCGTCCATGGCGCTGGCTGCGATGAAACTGGCGTTGGCATCGCTCGAAGCAAGGAGCCGCAAACTTTTTACCTGTAGTGCGTGTGGCGCAGAGGGTTTGGACGAACCATTAGAGTCGAAGTGCCATTGCAATGAGGATGGCGCGCACTGGATTGAAAGTGTTGTTTACACCGCTCCGCCAGCGCTGATGTTGCCGGAGGAAATGCCAAAAGGCCTGGCCGGTCAGATTGTCAGCCTGTTGGCGCATAACATTGGCGATAGATTTTTGGCACAGAAAATCTGGAATGTTTGCCGCGCTGCCACAAAAGGAGAGTGAACATGTCCGAGAAAATAATACTCGATATGTGCTGCGGTTCCCGCATGTTCTGGTTAAACAAATGCGACTCTCGCGCTGTCTTTACCGACATTCGCAGTGAGGAGCATGAGCTTTGCGATGGCCGCCGTCTGGTTATCAGTCCTGATTTCATTGCTGACTTTCGCGCGCTGCCGTTTGCTGATAACACCTTCCCCGTAGTGGTGTTCGACCCTCCTCATCTTGAACGAGTTGGTGAAGCTGCCTGGATGGGTAAAAAATACGGGCGATTGAACAAAAAACGTGGCGTTATGACCTGCGCGCCGGTTTCAAAGAGGCATTCCGAGTATTGCGGCCACACGGTGTACTCATTTTCAAATGGAACGAAACTCAGATTCCAGTTAGCCAGGTTCTGGCGTTGACGGATGTAAAACCAATCATTGGTCAGCGTACCGGGAAAAATGACAAAACCCACTGGATATCCTTCGTTAAAGACGGTGAGCCACAGAACAACTTTGACCCTCAATTGCAGTACGCCACGAAACGAATTATCGAGCTGGAAAACCTCCTGCTGGTGGACGTGCAGGATACCGTCTGGCCTGCCGAGGTCGGAATGGTATATAGCCAGATTGAAAACGCCGGGGTTCTCCCGGCACACCATCAGCGTCGCCTGAAACATCACATCAACCGGATGTGGCTTGAGAAAATGCCGGTACCGTCGATTGTCGTTGCTGCCCGTTCGCTGGCTGCCGCCATGGAGGAATACGCGTGAAAGAAATTATTGTCGATAACTTTGCCGGCGGCGGCGGGGCGAGTACAGGCATTGAAATGGCTATCGGGCGCAGTGTGGATATTGCGATCAACCATGACCCGAACGCCGTTGCGATGCACACCACCAACCACCCGGACACGTTGCACTATTGCGAATCCGTCTACGAGGTCCGGCCAAAGATTGCGACCGCTGGACGCCCGGTTGCGCTGGCATGGTTTTCCCCTGATTGCCGTCACTTTTCGAAAGCTAAGGGTGCCAAGCCAGTCGAGAAAGCTATTCGCGGACTGGCCTGGGTTGTTCTGCGCTGGGGGCTGGATGTTAAGCCGAGAGTGATGAAACTCGAGAACGTCGAAGAGTTCAAAACGTGGGGGCCGCTGCTCGCCGGGGAAATGCGGCCGGATCCTGCCCGCGCTGGCGAAACTTTTGAGGCATTCATTGGCATGCTGACCACTGGCATATCAGCGGATCATCCTGCGCTGGCGGAATGCTGTGAATTTCTGAATATTTCGTTCGACAGCGAGGAGGCTGCACGTCTGGTAAAAGGCCTGGGCTATGCCGTTGAGTATCGCGAGCTTCGTGCCTGTGATTATGGTGCCCCGACGATCAGAAAGCGTTTCTTCATGGTTATGCGTTGTGATGGGAAGCCGATTGTATGGCCGGAACCAACGCATGGGGATCCGAAATCTCCAGCAGTGCAGGCTGGGAAACTGGCGCCGTGGCGAACAGCTGCTGAATGCATCGACTGGTCGATTGCCGCGCCGTCAATTTTTGGCCGTAAAAAGCCGCTGGCAGAAAATACTCTGAAGCGGATCGCCCGGGGAATTCAGCGTTTCGTCCTGGATAATCCGACGCCGTTCATCGTGAAGTGTAACCATACCAGCACCCGTTCGGGTTATGACTGTTTCAGAGGCCAGAGCCTGAATGAGCCTTTGCAGACCATCACAAAAAAACACGGCTACGCAATCGCAGTACCGCACCTGACGAAGTTCCGCACGGGTGCCACCGGGCAGGAAGTCACTGAACCGGTACCGACGATTACCGCAGGTACATCGAAGCGTCCGGGCGGCAACGGGCATGCACTGGGCATGGTAGAAGCCGCGCTTACACCTTTTGTTGGTCGTCAGTTCGGCGCCAGCGTAGGACACCGGGCAGACGAACCAAGTGCGACAATCACCGCTGGTGGCGGCGGTAAATCGCAGCTGGTTATGCCCACGCTCATTCAGATGGGCTATGGCGAACGCCCGGGGCAGGAGCCGCGCGTGCTGCAACTGGATAATCCGCTTGGTACCGTTACGGCAGGCGGCAATAAGTTCGCCACTGTTAGCGCGTTCCTGGCGAAGCACTATGGAGGCAATTATGCCGGACCGGGGGTAGGGTTAGACGAACCAGCACATTCGGTTACAACCGTCGATCACCATGCAGTTGTAGCGGCCCACCTTATGGTCAATAACACTGGGCATCCTGGTGGGGTAGTTGATCAACCTACGCATACGATCACTACAGGTAATCATCATGCCGCTGTAACCTCTCACCTGGTGAAGCTGCGAGGCACCTGCCGGGACGGACAGCGCACCGACCAGCCAATGCCGACTATTACCGCTGGCGGCACGCATGTGGGGGAGGTGAAAACCATGCTTGCCGTGGACGGGTACAACGAGCAGCGCGCGCAGCAGACGCTGGAGTTCCTGCGCGAATACTGTGGCTCGGACAGCACTGGCCTGGTGACGCTGGATGGGGTGGTTTATCGCATAGTCGATATTGGCATGCGCATGCTGCAACCGCATGAGCTATACCGGGCGCAGGGCTTCCCGGAGTGGTACATCATCGACCAGGATTTCCGGGGCGTGAAGTACGCCAAGGATAAGCAGGTGGCACGTTGTGGAAATGCAGTTCCTCCGCCGTTCGCCGAAGCGCTGGTGCGGGCGAACATGCCGGAGATGTGCGAAGCAAGAGAGAGGGCAGCTTAATGGTTTAAGGCGAGAATGAAAACGCCGGGGTAATTCCCGGCGTTTTAGGTGAGACGATGCTTTTTTTACGCCGAAATCATTATTTGATAAGTAACAAACAAACCAATACTGATGATTACAATCGCGGCAATGACATTGAAAACGATTTCACCAGGCGTAGCTGGTAGTTTCTTCCCGCCATATCCAGTCCCTCCGCTGTAGCCGCTTGAATAGGGAGTACTCGATGGTGGTGGGGTGTATGTGCTCATGTAGCTGCTCGAAGAACCATGCCTTGTTTTGGCGCGCTCATTTTCTTCGCAGTCAGGGCAATGGTTATTGGTGATAGTTCTGAAACAATTTGGGCAGGTAGCCATAGAAACACCTTTTTAAGGTAGTGAAACAACAATAAAACCGTCTACTTCATATTTTTTTAGTTTTTATATAGTTCCATGTTGGGATTAGCTTCTTTTCGCCTTCCTTGGGCGTAGCCTTCACTTTTACAGAAGCATCTGGGCCTTACAATCCCCATTTTTAGTGGGCGTAGTCGCATCAGGCCAGGCCGCAAACAGACCATACAAGCGATATGGGAATCCCCATATCGACAGCCAGGGCCTCTCCGGAGGCCTTTTACACGCCCGGTGAATAGGCGACCTGCACATGATCGATAATACCGATCGATACAAGAATATTGATCTATGAAATCGATCAGTTAATAACCGGTGACCGGCAACAAATTATCAACCTGACAAAAAGTGTCACCCCAGTAATATACCTACAAAAGCAGCTTCACCCTTCCCCCATAGGGGGTGGGGGTTTTCTAATCAGTTATTTACCTCATCACTCTCTACGCCGCGAAAGTGTTAAAAAATAAGGTCGGTTTTTACACGGAAGTAGCGGAAAAATTTATTTAAATCAATCAGATGAATGGTCTTGCGCAGACATGTATTTCATGTGCATACTTAAGCGAAACGAATAAATACTGTTTATGCATACAGTGTTTTGTTGTATGGTTAAAGTGCTACAGAGAAAAATGAATTTTTCTTCCGGCGAACCTATTAGGAAATTTGCGCCATTTGTTATTTTGGCTCTGTGGAGTGGATTTCTCCCCGCCGGGAGAGGGTGTTTGGTGATAGCAAAGTGAGGGGGGTGACGTGGCTGAGGTATGTTCTGATGGAGGTTGGTATTTATACCAGGTGGTGCGGTCCGATGGAAAAGCGGTATGCTCGTTTCATCTCAGGCCCGGGGATCGCGTCCTCCTCTCTGGGCTCGGCTCAGAGGTTGTCCATAAACACCTCCTTGCGGATGAGCGCGTCACATCACGAGAAGTGCTGGCCGAGATTGTGAGAGAGTTATCAACCCGCAATTGACCTTTTTAGTACCTGAATAGCATAATGATTCCATCGGCCTGAACAACCGGTAACCTGACCACGATGCGCCACGGAGAAAACGTCCATGGCGCAGTTACAACTCATCAAACAGTCCTCAGGGATCCTGATCCCGGCTACGCCGGAGAGCAGCGATTTACTGCAATCAAAAATAAAGCTCGGCGCCGTGCTGGTGGCCGACTTCAAACAGGTACGCAATCCTGCGTTTCATCGCCGCTTCTTCGCTCTGCTGAATCTGGGCTTCGAATACTGGGAGCCTGTCGGCGGCGCAATCTCCTCCAACGAGCGCAAGCTGGTTACCGGCTACGCTAAATTCCTGGCCTCCTATGGCGGAAACGAAGGCGCACTGCTCGATGCCGCTGAGCACTATCTTGAGCAGGTTGCGAGCCGCCGCGTAACAAACGGGATCAGCCTCTGTAAATCTTTCGATGCATACCGCGCCTGGGTGACTATTCAGGCCGGGCATTACGACGCTATCAAACTTCCGGATGGCACACTTCAGAAGCACCCACGCAGTATTTCATTCGCCAACATGGACGAAATTGAGTTCCAGCAGCTGTACAAGGCCGCGCTTGATGTCCTCTGGCGTTGGATATTGTCAAAAGCGTTCAGGGACCAGGGCGAGGCGGAGAACGCCGCTGCTCAACTCATGAGCTTCGCGGGGTGATGGGGATGAAGCATACCTGGTTCCATCATACCGATTGCACAACCCAGCAGGCCGAAGAACTCATGGCGGAATACCAGCGCCGCGGCGTTAAGGTAGAGCGCAGCCTGAACTCCGATTATCTCACCTGGACCGTCAGCGCCCGGCTGCCTGAAGGCAATAAACCACCGCGTATAAATCGCCGGTGGCAAAACCGGATATGGGGGTGAGCATGGCTATTTATCGCAGCAAAAAATGGCTCGCCGCCGTCGGGCAGATCGAGCGTTGTGTTCTTTGTGGAGCATGGGGGACGCAGGTGGCACACCGGAACGAAGGGAAGGGCATGGGATTAAAAACCGATGATTGTGCGACAGCTGCGCTCTGCATTTGCTGTCATGACAGCATTGATAACGGGAATAAGCTGAACAGGGAGGAGCGTCGGCAGCTTATGGACCGCGCGATTGTTCTGACAGTGATTGAAGTTGCCCGCCGCGGGCTGGTGGTGCCCGGATGAAAATTTACGAAATTACGCCAATTGGCAAGCCCCGAATGACTCAGCGTGATCGATGGAATAAACGGCCAGCAACAGCAGCGTACTGGGCATACAAAGAACAGGTCCGGTTGCTTGGCATCCGTCTGCCTGAGTCCGGATATCACATCACGTTCGTCATCCCCATGCCGAAGAGCTGGAGTAAGACAAAGCGGGCGCAATATGTCGGCCAGCCTCACCAACAAAAGCCTGACAAAGACAATCTGGAAAAAGCTCTGCTGGATGCAGTGTTTGACGAGGATAGCCATGTCTGGGACGGACGGGTTACCAAAATCTGGGGAGAAACCGGGCAAATTATCATCGGGGAGGCCACATGAAGCCAGAAACGCTTGAGGTACTCCGCGCGCGCTGGCAGCGCCTTCGCATTTACCGCTACCGGGGATCAGTGCTGGTGGACTACCGCATCCTTCGTAATTTTGTTCGAATCTATCATTCAGCAGGAGCCGCATAATGAACCTCGAATCAATAGCTAAATATTTCTCACCAAAATCACCGATGTTCAGTGACTCCTCGAGGGCGACTGCCACCGACAATCTGACCGGAACTGATGCTATGGCCGCGCTTGGACTGGTTAACGCCAAGTGTGGGTTTGGATTCGATTTATACCTTGCAAAAATTGGTATCAGCAGCCCTGACCGGGCAATGGAGGCGCTTTATGGAGCATCGTTGGACCTATGCCGACGCTTTAAATCAGTTACAGAACTCGATGAAAAAGTTCGGCAGCGCGTTCTCGAAATTATGTGTGCTTTTGCATACCAGGATTACGCCCGTAGTGCGGCAAGCGTTCGCAGATGTGACTGCTGCGATGGCAGCGGCTTTACCGAAGTCGAAGTGTTCACCAACAAAATCCAATACCCTGACGGCAAGCCGCCAAAATGGGCAAAAGTTACAAAGGGTGTTTACCCCTCATACTGGGAGGAGTGGAAATCAGTTCGGGAGAGCGCGCGAGTTCTGTGCAAAGCGTGTAACGGCAAAGGCGTTATCAGCAATGCGTGTCGTTGCCACGGAAAAGGGAAGGTACTGGATAAGAAAAAGACAGAGGAACAGGGCGTGCCGGTCATGAAGGTTTGTGAACGCTGCACGGGGAGAGGATACGCCCGGCTAAAATTCTCCAATGTGCTGGAGGGCGTCCGCACCGTATGGGATGTAAAAAAAACCACCGCTTACGGTCAGCTGCAACCGCTGTTTGAATTGCTGGTGGAAGAATGCCACAGGCAAGAAGGTTATGCAGACAGCGCCTTAAAGTCAGTTACGATATAGGCTGATTTTCTATAAAGCTCAATTGTCAGAGAAAAAAGGTGTTGAGGTCTGCGGAATTTTCGGCTAGCATCAACTCTAACGCTGGGAATCCGTTCAATCGTTTCGACCAGCAAGAAATCAATCAAGCCCTGCGGTTAATACCGCGGGGTTTTTGCGTTTCTGGAGGATAGCAAAATGCACTTATAGGCGGACAGACCGCTCCCGGAAGGTAATGCAGCAGTCATGATGCTGCCCCGAGTCTCCGTGTAGAGAGCCAGACGCAGGTCCGAACTGCGACATACCGCTGGTTAGGGTTAATCGAGGAAAAGGATATGCCGGTAAAGCAGCGCGAACGCCAGACGCGCACCGGTTATAAGCGGCGATGAAGCGACAGCAACTCAAGGGCATGAGCGTGGCCACTCCGGGAAGTGGCAAAGAATTTTTAGAGCCTCGCATATGCGGGGCTTTTTTATTTCCCCTCAAACTTACTGAGAGGATTCACAGCAATAAGAGGGGGCAAAATGTCCGCAGAACCGATATCTGCAACGGTAACGGCAGGCGTGGCCGCCGGCACTACCGGAATAACCTTCGCCACGATGTTTCCAGAAGCTACCCCAGCCGTAATGCTTTGCTCACTTGCTGGGGCCGCTCTTTACGTCCTTAGTAGTGAAGATCACAAGCTCTGGAAGCAGATATTATTTGCGCTTATCTCGTTTATCGGTGGGGTTTACTGCGCCGGGACAGCATCTGAAATCATCGCAGCGCTTATCAATGCGGCATTAAGTCACCTTTCTCCGCCAGTTGCCGTGAAAGTATCTCCAGCCATTGGCGCGCTGGCGGCCTCAACGGTTTCTGTCACCGTCCTGCTTCGCGTTCTTAAGCGCTCGAAGACAGGAGACTTACCCGGATTGAAGGGGGAAGAATGACGTGGCAAACACTGATCCTGAACATTAACGCTGTTGCATGCATCCTGATAACCATACGCCTGATGTTCTTCAGAAAGCGGAGTCTACGCCGACGCCGTCTGATGGAGTTCCTGGCTTATGGGCTGATTCTCGCACCAGCGTTTACTGCTTTCCGAATCTGGCATGGTGATTACGTGCAGGTTGATTATGGAGAGTTGGTCGTCAATCTGGTTGTCTGCATAGCCGTATGGCGAGCACGGGGCAACATCGCAAGAATCGCAGGGGAAAGCACAACGTGAACCAAACACAATTTCATAAGGCGGCAGGTATAAGCGCCGGGTTAGCTGCGCGCTGGTTTCCGCATATCGACGCCGCCATGAAGGAATACGGCATCACAGCACCGCTTGACCAGGCCATGTTTATTGCCCAGATGGGGCATGAAAGCACCAGATTTACCCGGCTGGTGGAAAACCTGAATTATGCGGCTGAAAACCTGGTACCGACGTTCGGCAGCCACCGCATCACTCCACAGCAGGCCGCCGCGCTTGGCAGAACGGCAGCGCACCCGGCTAATCAGAAAGCAATCGCTAATCTGGTATACGGTGGAGAGTGGGGTAAAGAACACCTGGGCAATCAGTTTGCCGGTGATGGCTGGAAATATCGCGGTCGCGGGCTGAAACAGGTTACCGGCCTGAGCAACTACCGCAGTTGTGGCCACGCGTTGAAACTGGACCTTGTTACCCACCCGGAGTTGCTTGAACGGGATGAATACGCCGCGCGCTCAGCCGCATGGTTCTATTCGTCCCGCGGTTGCCTGCCTCATTCCGGCGATGTTGAGCGCGTTACGCTGCTTATTAACGGTGGACGTAATGGTCTTGATAAACGCCGCACGCTGTTTAACCTGGCGAAATCTGTTCTGGTGTGAGGTGAGTGTGGGTATAGAAACGATAATCGGGCTGGCCGCGTTGGTAATTTCCGCTATCGCCGGCGCTTTTGGCCTGGGCCATATACGCGGCACCAGCAAAGCAGAAGCGAAAGCCGAACAGCAGCGCACCGAAGATAACGCAGCGGCAACGGTCACAGCAGCCGAACGCCGGGTAGAAGCAACGAAAGAGGCCAGCAATGTACAGCAGAATGTTAACCGCATGCCTGATGACGATGTTGATCGCGAGCTGCGTGACTACTGGACCCGTAAGGGTTGAGGTAGTGGACACGGCTTGCGACTGGGTTAAACCTATCTACGGAACGGCTCACGACATCGACGTTCTGGACCGCCAGACGAAGAAAGACATCCTGGCGCATAACAAAGCATGGAAAGCAAATTGCGGGAAAAATTGAGCCTCATCCCTGAGGTTCGGACACAGTCTCTCCTCTGGACTTTAACCGTAGCAAATATTGAGA